GCGTTCCAAACGCCAATGGAGTAATAGCGTTGCCAGATTTCAAACACGCCCGATGCAATATGATCGGCGTCAACGTTGGTGTGCTGCACCAGCACAACGCCGATCAGCTTCCCGCCTGTTTTCGGCCCCGCCGTCAGTGCCGCATCCACCGCCCCAACTACCCCATCTACCAGTGTGCCGTCCGACTCGAACAGCCAGATTTCGACAACTTCCCCGATGACTGGCGCGGTCTCGAACTGGAATTTGCCTTGCCAGAGATGGTACACCGGCAAATCAGCCGCAGTGCGGTCTTTGACATCCGAGACCCGCCCCGCACCCGCCGCCAGGTTGTTCAGCGTAATGTTGGTGGCGCTGGTATCCGTGAACAACACCGGCGTCCCGATGTCCCGATAAACGAGTTGTGTGCCCACGTTACACCGCCTTCATGAGATACGGAATCGCCGAGATCACCACGAACAGCACGTCGCCATCGCTGGCGGAAGCCGGTGCAGCCTGGATGGTCGGATTCTCAAGCACTTTCCAAATCGCCTTAGCCGACCAGCCGACCGGATCGGCCAGCACGCGCCGCGCCCAGGCGAGACGTTGTCCGTGGTCGGCGGTATTGGTAGCCTCGTTCGCGATGTCAGTTGCCGTCTTCGCCAGCGCGACTGCCGTTTGCTTGCGCAGCAGGGAATCCACGTCCGTTGCCGCCGTATAGATGTCGATGTAAGCCATTGTGTCCTCCCTCAGTTTGGACCCTTCCCAGTAGAGCACTTATAGGAACCTATTCAGCACTCTTGCCCAAACGCAACGCACGTATCTGTCCGAACAGATCGCCGTTCTCGCGTTTCAGCGACGTGACTTGATCGACCAAATCAAAGTTCCTTGTCTGCAACGTCGAAATCTGCGCACGCAAATCGGAGAAGGTCACTGCATTTCCCGCCAGCTCGACCCGCAACGTGCTGATGTGTTCCGCCATGCGATTCATTTCGGACTGCATGGTGCTCACAGTCTCTTTCAATCCGTCAATATAAGCCGTCTTGGCAAGAGTTCTCTGCGACATAATCGCAGCGACAAATCCGCCGGTCAACAGGGCGATCACGATCGGCAATAGAATGTGTTCAATTGATTCTGTTGTCATTATTCTTCCTGCTCTCGACCTCTCCATGTTAGCGTGTCGCTGACACCCACCCGCGCTGCCCGTACACCGACCCGGCCGCATGGAGGATCGCATCTTCATACTGCCGTTGCAGGTCTGCCCCCTGCTCCCGCAGTTTGCTGCCCAGGCCGCTTTTATCCACCATCTCGTCTCCGATCTGATACTTCCACCCGCTCTGCGCCGACACATTCGCCTGTAGACCGAGTGCCAACTGTTGCGCCTTCAGCAGCACGATCCGCGCATCCGCCGCCGTCAAATTGGCATATGAATCACTGCTGTCCAGGACGTGCCCGGCCGCATACAGGAGATCTCTAGCCGCCGTGTAGGCCGGCGTGGGATAGATCGTGAGGAACCCGCCCGCAAACGTGTAAATCTCGTCGAAGTCCGCGTCGAGGGCAATCAGTCCGGTCGTCACCACCAGCACGCCCTCCGTGCCGGTCAGCGGCTCGAACTGGATCTGACGCAGAAAATCAGCCGGCAGCGCATACGTCGCCCCCCCACTCACCACTGAAATCGTCGCCACCTTCTGATTCGGCCGGCGCTCCGCATAATCCGCCACCGCATCCTCGCAGCACTGCTGATACTGCGCCGCCGACGGCACCTCGTTTTGTGCGGGAATGGCCGTCTCCAGCCGCGCCACCAGGAACGCCAATGACGTGCTCATGTCTGCTTCCGCCGGCGCGAGGTCGTTGAGGAAGTTGCCGAGGCGATTGCATCCTCATCCGCAGCCGGCTCCGGCGTCGCAATCGGTGATGCGGGCTCCGGCGTCGCAATCGGTAATGCTGGCTCCGCTATCCGTTTATCCGTTGTCTCATCCGTTGCCTCCACCACCTCGCCCGGATACCGCATCGTGTGTCCCACCACCATCTTCCGCGTCAGCACCACTCGCATCTCCACCTCCCTGACTCCCGTCCCCTGACTCCTGACTCCTGACTCCCGTCCCCTGACTCCTGAAGAGGCCAGCAGGTCTGCGCATCCGACCTTCGGGTTCCCCATCTCCCGTGCAGGTGCAACCGGCGGACGCTGGAGGAAGAGGCGCCGCCCCAGCACTGGCCCCTGTAGCATTAGCTGTTATCGTACGTGGCGAGGCAATTCCAGTCCGAGCCGTTCCAAATCAGGGTCAGGGTGTCGCCCCCGGCCAGTGCAACGTCGGACTTGCACTCGACGTTCCCGCCCGCACCATCGATCGTGATTCCATCCGTAGTGTTCGCGTTGCGCAAAATGAGCAAGTCGCCGGCGGTCGTGCCGTTGGCGATACAGGTAGTCGTATTGCACGTCACCGGCCCGGCACTGGTGAGCGGCTGATAGGTTCCGGCCGGCGTGATCGTCGATCCGCCCGTCACAGAGATCGGCGTCGCCGCGCCCAGCTTGACCCAGGTTCCCACCGACACGGAGCTGAGAGTGGCCACCGCCCCGGTCGAGCCGCTTACCGTGAAGTTGCTGGTATCGACGCTCAGGCCCCCATCGGCGGCCAGCGTCGAGTTAGTGGTTACCGCCCCGTCAAACTGTGCGACCCCGTCCACCTCGAGGTGATCGCTGACATAGGCATCCTGGCCGTTCAACGCCAGGCCCGGCGTGCCCGCACCGACCGTGAGGTTGCCGGTCTTGACGCCCCACGTACCGGTGGCGCTGGCGCTCGTCATCGTCACCGTGTCATCGACCTGCGCCCGCAGGATCGTGCTGCCTGTCGGGTCGAGGATGAACGCCCCGCCGTTCAGGTCATTCGTCACCGCGCCACCGGTCACCGAGCCGTTGAACTGCACCGCCCCGTCGAACTGGCTGGCGCCGTCCACCTCGAACGTCCCGGTCACGTAGGCATCCTCGCCGTTCAGCGCCACGCCCGGCGACCCCGCGCCCACCGCCAGGTTGCCGGTTACGATGCTCATCTTCCCGGTTCCGGCGCCGAAGGTCAGCGCCAGCACATCGTCGCTAGTCTCATCCAGGGTCACCCCGGCGTCCGCGCCGAGGATCACCGAATTGCCGTCCAGGTCGAGACCAAAGTCCCAGCCGGCCCCCACCTTGATCGCGGTCTCCGTCGCCTCGGCGTCCGCTGTGATGCCGGCGATATCGAGCGCCTGCACCGTGCTCGTGGTGCCGGTGTGGTTGCCGTTGGTGACGTTCACGTCGAACAAAGTGAAATCATCGCCGTCGGTCATGGCCGCCAATGTACCGGTATAGTCCCACGGATTCGCGGATGCCCCTGCCACATTGATGAGTGTCTGCGAGACCGTGCTGGTCTGAGACACCGCCCCATCGAACTGGCTGGCGCCGTCCACCTCGAACGTCCCGGTCACATAGGCATCCTGTCCGTTCAGCGCCACGCCCGGCGTCCCCGCGCCGATCGCCAGGTTGCCGGTCACGATGCTCAGCTTCCCGGCGCCCGCCCCAAACGTCAGCGCCAGCACATCGTCGGAGGTCTCGTCCAGCGTCACCCCGGCGTCCGCGCCGATGATCACCGCGTTGCCGTCCAGGTCGAGGCCATAGTCCCAGCCGGCACCGACTTTGATCGCCGTTTCGGTCGCCTCAGCGTCCGCCGTGATGCCGGCGATGTCGAGCGCCTGCACGGTGCTCGTGGTGCCGGTGTGATTCCCGTTCGTGATGTTGACGTCGAGCAGCGTGAAGTCGTCGCCGTCGACCATAGCCGCCAATGTGCCGGTGTAATCCCACGGATTCGCCCCCGCACCGGCGACATTGATGAGCGTCTGCGCGACCGTGCTCGTCTGAGACACCGCGCCGTCGAACTGGCTGGCCCCGTCGACCTCGAACGCACCAGCCACGCCGAGCATGTTCGCGGCCTTCGTAGTCGCTAAGGTCGGACTACCGATCAGCACCGCGCCAATCGTCGCGCCGCCGGTCGCGCCGCCCCGTGCACCACCCGACAGCACCAGGTCGCCACCGTTCCCGTCCGGCGTGCCGGAACCGTTCTTAGCCGACCCGGCGCCGGCAGTGATCGTCACATTGCCGCCCGCCTTACCGGCTCCATCGGTGGCCGCCGTGCCGCCCGCCTGCCCGGTGATATCGACGGTCTGGCCTGCCGTTGCTGCGGCCGCTGACGCCACGCCCAGATCCCACCCGCCGCTCAACCCGGTGGCCGCCGTAAGATCCCCTATCCCGGACATCGCCGCGCTGGCCATCGTCACCGCGCCGTTCAACGTAGTCGTCCCGTTCGACGTGAACTTCTTATCGACGATCAGCGATTCGACGTACGTCCCCAACGCCCGCGCCCCCTCTGCGGGCGTCGCCACTGCCGGCGTCAACTCCTGCGGCTGTGGCGGGAGCGGGTATTTCACTCCCAAAAAGGCGGCCGACAGCACCAGCACGATCACCACCGCCGCCCAGCTCACTTGCTTCCAGTTCACGTTTTCCATCTCTCGTTACCTCCGTATCCCTGTGTCGTCCGTGTCCCCGAGTCGTCAGCCGGTGACTTCCACTTCGGTCGCCTGGACCTCGCACGGGTAGACATCCGCCGCCGCGCTCCCGGTCTCGATCGTCAGCGTCACCACATCCGCCGGCATGGCCGGGTTGATGTCGAACGAAGCAGCCGCACCCTCCGGCAGCCCCAACACCGCCAGGCCGATCGGATTCACGTACCCGCCAGCCACCGCAAAGCTGACCAGATACGTCGCCACACCGCCCTGCAGCACCGTCGCAGACGGCGGATCAATCGCCGGAAAGAAGTCCGGCGGGACCGGCGCCCGCTGAATCACCAGGGTAAACGGTTCTTTCTTCTGAATCATCTCACACACTCCTATTCCCATAACCCACGTACTCGGTAACAGGAGTCAGGCGTCAACCCTGTCCCCTGACTCCTGACTCCTGACTCCTGTCCCCGTTACGCGATCTTTACGTAACTCGCCTTGCCCGCCACCGGGCTCAGCGCACCATCGTACTGCTCCGCATACCACTGATCGGCCGCGATCATCAGCCGGTTCGTCCCGTAGCTTGGGTATGGCCCCCTCAGCGTCATCGGCAGATAGATCCGGTAGTGCACCACCTGCCGGTTGCCCACCAGCGCGTACGCGTCCGAGAACTCGGTGCTCTTGAACACCGGCAGCCCCTTGACCCGTCCGACGTAGCCGTTCGCATTCAGCGCGACGTCATTGCGGCTGCCTGCCGCGGTGAAGCCGTCCCAGTTGCCCAGCGCGTCGCTGTTCGTGGAGGAGAGCAGGAAGAAAGTCGGCTCGAAATACCTTTTTTCAACCTTGACCTTCGCCACGCCCAGGTAACTCACCAGGTCGATCAGCGGATCGGTGCTCGCCGTGTAGGTGCCGCCCGAGTTGGTGGCCACCTTCAGCGCCTGCGACAGTGCGTTGAACATCAGCGCCGCGTCGATCTCCCGGCGCAGCTCCGCCACCAGCATGGCCAGCGTCCGCGCGGTCGCATCCCACCCCATCTGCGAGCGGGAGAACACGATCGCCTCGTTGGTGATCTGGGTCGCCAGCCGGTTGGCCTGGCAGTCGAGCGTGCCGTAAGCCAGCACCGTCTTGCCGCGCTGGATCTCGGTGTTTTCACCCTCACGCACCGCGTCATAGTGATAATCCGCGTGCTCGTGCGTGGAATCCGCGATCGTCGCGCCGGCGAGCGCCATGACCTTGCCGTCCAGGTAGTCGACCACGTAGTCGGTGCCCTCGACGTAGGTCGTGCCGCCGTCGTTGTCGACCGAGAGCGTCCCAGGCTGGATCATCTTGTGCGCCAACGCCACCCACACCCCGAAGCTGCTCGTAAACGGATCGTTGGTGATCGCCACGTGCTTGCCGCTGACGTCCTGGTAGTCCTCGTAGTACACGCGGGTCGGGCTCTGATCGGTCGTGTCCACGTCGAAGATGCTGGTGGCCACCAGGGTCGGCCACACCTCGGCGAGGATCGCCCGGCTGACCGAGTACGGCAGATTCAGATCCGATGCCAGCTCCGTCTCCTGAAGCTGCGCCTCACGCATCAGCGGCAACTTGTGCACCTCATCGAAGCGCTCCAGCACCCGCAGTGCGATCACATCGTTGACCTTGGTCGACTCGCGCAGATTGCGCCGGGATGCGATGCCCCGCTTTACCATGCTCTCGGTGAACGCCATGCTGGCCCGGGCGAACTCCGGCACGCCCGCCTCGCGCTCGATCACCGGCCCCAGCACCTGCACATCCCGGCCCATCGCGCCCAGCCGTGCAGCCGCCACCAGCATGTCGTATCGCTTCCGCAGCCCGGCCGCCCGGCCGGCCACCTCGCCCGCCTCCGACACACTCTCGCGCAGCTCGCTGGCGAACTGCGAGTTGAGATCCTTGCCGTAAGGCAAATCCTTCGTTGCCGCGGCCACCGCCTCGGCCAGCACCTTGGCCTGAGCCTCAGCCTTGACCTGCTCCCTGGCCTGTGCCGCCTCGGTCAACGCTTTCACCAGGTCCGCCGACTCCTCGACCCCCAGCGCCGCCCGGATCGACTTTTCCAGATCCGCCCGCTGGGCCTCCGACATCTCCTTCACCTGATCCGCGACGATCCCCTTGAACATCTCAGGATGCGCCTTGATCATCTCAGCCAACTGTTCTGCAGTCATCTCATCATCTCCCTGATCCTGTCCCTGATCCTGTACCGCAATCCGCTGGATTGCGTCGCTCTCCAGCATAGTCACCTGCGCCTCCGGATCGCTCGGCTCCATCACCAGGTCATACCCGGTGATGGTCAGCTCCATCACTTCCTCGATCCGTTGATCGCCTTCCTCGATACGCCGGCTCCGGCCATAGCCCCGCTGAGATATGCCCGGCCGCACCCCACCCTCCAACAGCGCCAGGATGTCCTTCCCCTTGGCGGTCTCGAGCAGCACCCCGTCGAGCAGCACTTGCTGCCCCACAAGATCCGCGCCGGACCACCGGACCACCGTCTCCAGGAGATTTGGACGCCCGGATGACTTGTCGGACGGATGCTCCGCTTCGCCCAGCAGTTGCACCAGCCGTCCCTGCCCCGCGCTCTCGTGCAGATGATCCCGCAACTCGTCCACCGCTGCACGTAGAACGTGGGCGGGATACCGCCGCCCGTTGCCGTTGACCACGTCCGCCGTGATCCCCACCGCCTTGAGACGCCGCGGTTTCCCCGCCTCCGCCTCAAGCAGCTCGATCCCGGCCCCCAACCGCTCCACAAATCGCGTTGCCTGCTCCCCGTCGCCTGATTCCTTCAGGCTGTCCGGAGCCTCCATCTTCAACTCGCGATAATGCCCCCGGATATGCCGCCGCGCGCTCGCCTGCTCCGAAGCGCTCAAACTCGGCTGCGACCTGGCCCCCGCCAGCGCACCCGCCGCCCCCTGCACCCCGCCCCGGTGCGCGATCAACGTGTCTCCGTCCAGCACGTGGTGGGGTCCCCATCCCCTCGAGGACGCGAACTTCGGCTTCCCGTCTCCGTCCGTCCCGAAGGCATCCTCCGGCACGAACGCATACGCCTCCCGGATCTGCGCCTTCGTGGCATCCCCGGCGGCATAGGCATCCGCCAGCCGGCTGCCCAACGTGCCCTTGTCCACGTCGCCCCAGGCCGTCTCGCTGGCCCGCTTGTTGTCGATCTTCATCGCCCCACCTCACATGATTGCGCGCGCAATCAACAACTGACCTTACGGCCGGTACATGATGCGCTCGACCGGATGATATTGGCCCACCACGCAGTACAGCACGTACACATCGTCATTCCCTGGATTCCTGAAACGCTGCGCCACATACTGAGTCCCATCGAACGTGAAGATAAACTCGTTGGAGGTCGGCCACAATGCCAGGAGATCGCCGCTCTTGCACAGCGCCGCGCCAGGATTGATGCGCAGCACGTCGTGCGCCTCCGCCTCTCCGCGCAGCGCGTCCTCCAGGGTCTTATAGTCGGTCGGCGACGCAGCCGATACCTGGCGGAAAACGAACTGCACCGGCCCGTGATGGTTCGTGCCCCCCAGCCACCCCGCGCCCACGAAGACGTCGCTCGGCATACTGGTGGATAGCACCCAGACCTGGTAAGGCCCGACCTGGTTCGTGATCCAGCTTTCCGACCCGATCTGGAATGACACCAGGCCGTCCCCGCCGGACACGTTCTTGTTCAGCACCCCCCGGCCACCGCCGCGCGTGATGAACGCCGTGGCGATGTCCGGCAGTTCGGGAGACGGATTCTCCAGGGACGGAAACGCGTACGTGACCGATACTCCCGCCCTGGGCAGGCCGTTGGCATCATGCACCCAAACTTTGAGATTCACGTCGCCCGAGGTGTCGATGATCACCTGCTGCAGACGCCAGCACGGCGCATCGGCCCGCACCACGTGCAGACCGGTTCCGTAGTTGGCCTGCAGCCAGGCCAGATCATGCTCCATCCCGTCCGGCCCGATGACTACCAGTTCATCGCTCATCTGCCCGTCCCTCCGTTACTGTGCATACCCCACCACGCTGAACGTATGCGAGCTGTTTGCCGTCCCCGTGTCGGCGATCGTCCAGCGCGCGCGCATGTACGGCCCCCACACCGCCGGCCGCACCACCCCGGAGGTAGCGTCACTGGTCACTGCCACCACGCCGGTGCCCGGCGTGCTCGGATCCAACACGGCGATCTGCTTCCCCACCGCCCCGTTGCCATCTTGCTGGGTGAAGTGTACCGCGTTGAACCACGTGCTGTTGTCCAGGCTCACGTCGATGTACACGTTCAGCACGTCCAGTGCGTCCGTCGCCGAGGCCGTGATGTCCAGCAGAAAAACAAAACGGCGAAAGCCGCCGAGACCGCCTTGCGCCGTTCCATTCGCACCCGTCGTCCGCGCCGCGCTCGCCGCCAGCGTGAACAGATGACCCGCCAATCGATCGATCGTCACATTTGCCATGTCATACTCTCCCTTCCGAGTACACCGATTATCGGAACCGGAACCACCCATCCGTTTATCCGTTGCCCATCCGTTGCCCCTATACAAACATTTGACTAAGTATACCACACTTCCACGCGCCCACAGCGCGCAGACCTGTGGTAAAATTGACCAGATTCAGCTGGAACCGGAGACATCATGCCCGACGTAGCCCTGACCGACCTCAAACCCCACCCCCGCAACTACAACGTCCACTCGGACGCCCAGATCGCGCGCCTCGCCGAATCCCTGCGGCGCTTCGGCCAGTCGAAGGAAATCGTCACCTGGCGCGGCACCATCATCGCCGGCCACGGCCTGGTCGAGGCGGCCCGCAAACTCGGCTGGCCCACCCTCCGCGCCAACGACATGACCGCCCGCTGGAGCGAGACCGAGGCCCTCGCCTACATGGCCGCCGACAACGAGCTGGCCCGCCTCGCCGACCCGGACGAAGCCGCCCTGGCCGCCCTCGTCACCGGCCTCGCCGGCGTCGATGCCCAGCTCGCCGCCCTCGCCGCCGGCACAGCAGAACGCATGAAGGAACTCCTCGCCAGCACCCAGCCCCCGCCCGAAGACCCCGGCCCCCAGCTCGACCGCGCGGAGGAGTTGCAGGCGAAGTGGCAGACGGCGACCGGCCAGTTGTGGGAGCTCGGCGCCCACCGCCTCATCTGCGGCGACTGCACGGACCACACCATCAATATGCGGTTGATGGAGGAGAAGGCCGATCTCCTGATGACGGACCCGCCCTATAACGTGGGCATCGAATATGGATCAGGATCTAGCGACTCGAAGACAATCGAGCAGAATGAGACCTTTATCCTGAGGTGGTTTGGAGAATACAAGGACGTGCCGGTGAAGGTCATAACACCAGGTGCCGGCTATTATATGGGGACTCTTCGATCATGGCTGACATTGTTCCCGCCGCGGTGGCTGTGTCTGTGGTTGCGGCGTAACTCGATGTCTCATAGTCCGTTGCGAGGATTCGCCGCATGGGAACCCGTCCTATTCTACAAAAACGAGGAGCAAGATAGCGATACCGAATGGGGAGGAGTCCTGATCTACGGCAAACCGCAGATAGCCATCGGCCAGGATGTATTCGATATCCCGGTCGGTGTCCAGCTCGATGTCCAAGACGATCAGGGCAATAAATATCACCCGACCCCGAAGCCGGTGGAGCTATTCGAGGTTCTGCTGCGTAGATTCTCAAAACCTGCACAGCTAATCGCAGATCCCTTCCTCGGCTCCGGCACCACCCTGATCGCCTGCGAGCGCCTCGGGCGCCGCTGCCGGGCCATCGAGATCGAGCCGAAATACGTCGCCGTCGCCCTCGAACGCTGGGCCACCATGACCGGCCGCACCCCCATCCTGATCGACGACCCTGTACAACCGGAGACATCATGCCCGACGTAACCCTGACCGACCTCAAACCCCACCCCCGCAACTACAACGTCCACTCGGACGCCCAGATCGCGCGCCTCGCCGAATCCCTCCGCCGCTTCGGCCAGTCGAAAGAAATCGTCATCTGGCGCGGCCTCATCATCGCCGGCCACGGCCTGGTCGAGGCGGCCCGCAAACTCGGCTGGCCGGCCCTCCGCGCCAACGACATGACCGCCCGCTGGAGCGAGACCGAAGCCCTCGCCTACATGGCCGCCGACAACGAGCTGGCCCGCCTCGGCGACCCGGACGAAGCGGCGCTGGCTGCATTGGCGATGGAGTTGGCAGGAGTGGATAAAGAGCTGGCCGAGCTGGCCGCAGGGACCGAGGAGAGACTTGCAGAGATGCAAGCGGCAGTGCTTCAGGAGATCGAAGCTGGCGACGCCGGAAAAAGGCACTTAGCCACGCCGACGCTGATCCGATTGGTGGTCGACGTGGCGGACGTGGGAATTGTGGAGCGGGCGATTGCGGCGACCTCGGAATCAAACCGGGGCGAAGCGATCATGGTGCTGTGCAGGGAGTTTCTACGTGCAAAAGGACAACTCGACCGGACGGCAGAAGGCGCTGCTTCGGCAAAACCTGCTTAGGGAGTTCGCCGAGCCGGTCGTGATGGAAACACATGCTGGGAACGGGCATCTGTACATGAAGTGCTACGGGCAGATCCTGCACGGCGTCGCGTTCGAGGTGAACCCGGACAAGACGGCGATCCTGGCCAGGCAGCGGCCGACGTGGGCGATTTACGAGTGCGACTGCATCCCGGCGCTGCGGGCCGGAGTCGGCAGCCACCTGGCGGTGAACTTCTTCGACCTGGACCCCTACGGCGATCCGTGGCCGGTGCTGGATGCACTATTTGGGAGTGAGAGACCGTGGCCGGGACGGATCGGGATCGCGGTCAATGACGGGTTACGCCAGAAGCTCCAGGCGACAGGCGGGTGGGACGTGAATAGCATGGCCGAGATGGTTGTCGAGCACGGCAACGGCTTGTATAGGGTCTATCTGGATGTGTGCCGGGAGTTGCTCTGCAAAAAAGCGGCCCAGCGTGGCTATCGCCTTGTTCGCTGGGCCGGGTACTACTGCGGATATCATGGTCAGATCGCCCACTATGCCGCGGTGCTAGAAAAGTGAAGACTGCGCAACGGATGGGAGCGCAACGGATGGGAGCGGATAAACGGATTCGAGGGCGGCCTGGGTGACGGCGCGAGGGGCACGGCGACCGGGCAGGAAGGCAGCCAGGTCATTCTTGACATAATACCGCTTGCCCAGTGCGTCGAGGAGGGCGACGGCATCGAGGGCGAACTGGCGCCAGTCGATGGCGTCGGCGATGGGGTGGTAGTTCATCTTGCCGACTTTGTAAAGATCGACAAACGGATGGGTCTGGCGGATGACCTCCAGGGCGGCTAAAGGGTCGATGACTGGCTCCAGACTGACCCAGGTCGTGATGCCGGCGGCGTGAAACTGGCGGATCGTGTCGATGCGCTCGGACGGCAGGGCGGCGCCGGGTTCCCACTCCAGAGAGGCGGCATCGTCGAGCAGGGTCATCGTCGTGGCGAAGGCATCCTGGGCGCCGAAAAGGTCCAGGTCGCGCAGAGCGCGGGAGCCGCCTTTGGTCAGCGTGCAGATCGAGAAGCCGTGGCGGTGCAGGATCTGGATCGCCCGACGGGTGATCTGCTCGGCGGCGTCGAGCCGCGAGTAGGGGTCGCAGGTGAAGGAAAGCAAGACCTGCTTCCCGGCGTCGTCCGACCGGGAGAGGCGGGCGGCTTCCCGCTCGAGGGACGGCAGGAAGTCGGGGCCGCGGGTGCTGGAGATGACGAAATCGGACCGCTGGCGCTGGGTGGCTGAAGGGGCATAGCAGTAGGTGCAGGCGTGGTCGCAGCCACGATAGACGTTGCAGGCGAGGGCGGCGTATTCTCGTGCTCGCCCTTTCGGCTCGTAGATCAGGTTGGTCATGGCGGTCATGGTCGGGTCTCCTTCCTCGTAGGTGCGTTATCGGAATGGATCAGAGACTTGAACTTCTCTTGTGATTGTACTGTGAAGTATAGCACAACCGGGAGCGATTGTCAAGAGGTGGACGCGATACTCGATCACTTTCGTCAGTTCGATGGGGGCTAGCGCAATCCGGCGGATTGCGGTAAAGTTGCGTATAGCAACTAAATTGATGTGAAAACGGCGACGGAACCTGGAGCGATTGTAACCAAACTGTAATGGAACTGATATGACCACGACGATCACACCTGAGCCGCAGACCTGGATCACCGAGGAGATCCGTGGATTGCTGGCGGCGATCCAACCGCCCCACCTCGAGAAGAAACGGCGCACCGTGTTGCTGCTGGCGTTCGCCCGGGCGAACCAAACGCTCGTGGCGGAGGTCTTCGGCCGAGCGGATACGTGCTCGACTCAGATCTGGTACGAGAAATGGTTCCGCCTCCCCGACGTCAAGGCCGCCTTCGACGCCTGCTACGCCCGCGCCCTCGACTACGCCGACGAAGAGACTGCGGCCCTCGAGGCCCACTATCGCCGCCAGCGCCGCCGGGCCATCGGCCAGTACGCCGCCAACGCCCCCGCCGCCCTGGCCACCGTCATGGCATCGAGCGACCAGCGCGGCAGCGACCGCATCAACGCCGCCCTCTCCCTCATCAAGCTGGCCGACCCCGAAGCCCGCGACGTGCCCACCCCGACCTCGCCCGGCGACACCACCCAGAGCGTCACGATCGAATCCGCCAGCCGCCTCGACGAGCTGATCCTCAAGGTACTCTACCCTGAGCAGGACGTGCCCCATGAGGCCGACCCTGGCGGAGCGTAACGACGCTGCAGCCCGCTCGCCGCTCGTGTGGCTGCTCAGCGAAAGCCCGCGCATCCTCCACCCCACGCGCGGCTATCTGCGCCTGGACGCCCCCTACAAATACCAGGCCGCCCTCCTCGCCGACCGCTCCCCGGCCCGCTGCATCCTCAAAGCCCGCCAGGTCGGCGTCTCGCAGATCATCGCCCTCGAGGCCCTGCACACCGCCATCCACCAGCCCGGCGCCACCGTCCTCATCGTCTCCCGCAACCTCGAGGCCGCCACCAACGTCCTGCGCTACGCCAAGATTGCCCTGGCCACCCCCGGCCTCGATCCTCCCGTGGCCATCCGCAATCAGGAGACGCACCTCGGCCTGGCCAACGGCTCGCAGATCCTCAGCATCCCCGCCACGCGCGGCGCCGGCCGCACCTACGCCGCCACCGCCGTCTACCTGGACGAATTCGCCTGGATGCCCTGGGCGCAGGACATCTATCAGGCCGTCGCCCCCACCGTCAGCCACGGCGGCCGCCTCACCATCCTCAGCACCCCCAACGGCCGTGCCAACGCGTTTTTTCTCCTCTGGAACGGCGACTGGGGCGGCTCATTCAGCCACCACATCATCCCGTGGTATCGCTGCCCGGCCTACAACCGGGCCGGCTGGTCGGCCATCGAGGATGCCGGCAGCCGGACATCCGGGGAGCTGGGCAGATGGTACCGCGCCGAGCGGCCCAAATTCTCGACGGCCCAATGGGCGCAGGAATACGCCTGTGACTTCGTCGAATCCGGCCAGGCCGTCTTCCGCGCCGCCGACATCCAGCGCGCCACCTCCCACCCTGTACCGCAATCCGCTGGATTGCGCTCCGGCCACAAATACTGCACCTTCTGGGACATCGGCCGCCGCCAGGACGCCACCGTCGGCACCACACTTGACGTAACGGAATACCCGTGGCGAATCGTCGCCTGGGAGCGCCAGGAGTCCCTGCCCTACCCGGCCATCCAGGCCCTCATCGAATCCCGCGCCGCCCGCTGGCCAGGCCGGCACATCGTCGAATCCAACGGCATCGGCGACCCGGTGATCGAGAATCTGCGGATCCGGGTCGAGCCGTGGCTCACCACCGCCCGCAGCAAACAACAGATGATCGAGGCGCTGGTGCTCCGCCTCGAGCGTGGCGAAATCGCCTGGTCGTCCGACCTGCGCCAGCTCACCGCCGAGATGACCCTCTACCAGTGGAACGACGCCGACCTGGTGCAGGACTCCGTCATCAGCCTGGCCGGCGCCGTGGTCAGCGCCTCGGCCAGCCCCGCCGTCGCCTCCGCCCCCGGCCGCACCGTCAGCGTCAGCCAGATCGGCCTCTAAGACGCGAAGACACGGCGATGGTCACCCATCGCCGTGTCTCAATCGCTTCCCATAATGCGCCTACTCGGAATCTGACTCACCGGCGTCCCAGCCGCACCATTCGCAGATTCCTGTCTCGACCTGGGCCAACTCAAAATGCTTGCGGTCGTGAGTCCTTTCCCACAAAACTGCGACCGCCCTGGCTTGCACCTCGGCGGCCGATTCGTTCATGGCCTGGGTGAGCTGGGTCAATTGCCGGTCCGTCTCGATGGATCGGCGGATGGTCGTCAGTCGCTTCGGCATGATAATCTCTCCTCCTGTGTGTCGATGCGCGGGGCGGCTGGCCGGCCGTCCCGCGCGGGGTGGCATCAGACCCACTCGATATGGCTGAATTGGAATGGCTCCTCGGTTTCTCTTTCTGCGCGGGGCATCGCCACCACGATGCCGAGGTCAACCGGAAGTTCGCTCTGGGTTCGCTCGGCCAACCGAGCGAAATAGTTTATTGCACCGACCACCTGGCCGGGCGAGTTTTGCAGGACGATTGCCGTTGCACCTGCCCGCAGTGCTTCCTGGACGAGACCCAAGATGATGTTGACACATGCGGCCGAATCGGTCGGCCACATGATGTCCCGGCGAGAGCATTCCACCACTCCTGGAATGCTCTCGATGTGTCTTCCTATGACGATTGCTAGTTTTGCGTTCATGGTGTGATCTCCTTCTCCCTGTTGTGACTAGGGTCGCCGATCTGGCGCCATCGCTCAGTCGCGATTCTGGCGGCAGGGTAGGCGCGGGGCGGCTGGCCGGCCGTCCCGCGCGGGGTGGGGTGCGCGTTAGAATGGGAATTTGCCGATCACCTCGCCGTTGAGATGAGCGCATGCCTCGCGGTACAATCGCTCGGCCTCGTTTGGGTCCTTCGTCCAGGTTTCGTTGTATGATCCTGGGTGCCCCCCTGGACCGCCGGTTCCCGGTGTCGTCGCGCATACGCGGATGCGAGGATCTTCCGCGTATGTCTGGGCGGTGACTAAGCCTTGCTGACACTGCGTCCTCTGGATCTCCGTAGTGAATGGTTTCATTTCTTCCTCCTGTGTGTCGATGCGCGGGGCGGCTTGCCGGCCGTCCCGCGCGGGGTGGGGTGCGCGTTACTTCTTCTGTTTCGGCGCCCTCTTCGGTGCCTCGATCTTGTCGCCGCAACGCGGGCATTCAACTTTGCCCGGTTGGTTGGTATACGTCACGCCCAGCACGGTATCGCCTTCGTGCTGGTGCGCTGGTTTGCCGTTGGTCGCAGGGTTTCGGGGGTCGTTGATGCGCGTCCAGAATGGCATGGTCATGCCCACTTGATGTCGTACGTCTTCGAGAAGACGCGTTTCGCGTCTGCTTCGGCGGCGGCCTCGTCGCGCGGCTGGCCGTTGACGATGACTTTGTTTCCCTGCCGGGAGTACTGGCAGTCGTCTACCGGGTAGGGATTGCCTTCGATGTTTTCGAGGGTGACGGCGAACGTGTCGTTTGCAACGTTCCGGCTCCGGTACTGGGTAAAGATCCGTGCTTTCATGGTGTTCCTTCTCCCTGTTGTGAATACTGGTCGCCGATCTGGCGCCATCGCTCAGTCGCGATTCTGGCGCGGGGTAGGCGCGGGGCGGCTGGCCGGCCGTCCCGCGCGGGGTGTGGGGTGCTAGAGAGTCTTCACCAAGTCATACCGTCCGAGGTATGCCCGGATCGCCACGGCTTCGCACTCCTCGAAGTAATCCTTCTCATCCTCATCGCCCGGTAGTGCTTTCGGTGGCCTTGTCAGCCACACGATTTGCGCATTTCCGATGCCGAGCTTATTGGCGGCGTCCTCGGCGTCCAGGGCAGCGGTAGTGGGGCTGCTCCGATTATCCCACCCCGCCTTATTATCGAAGTCCACGACGTAGCCGGGAGCTTCCAGTTTGGCCCGCTCGATGACGTAGACGCGTTTCATGTCGTAGCCGCTGTTATGCCCGCGCTGAAGGCGGGTGCTGCCATGCTCCTCAATCCAGGACGCCATGTTGGCCTCGAACTCGGCCTTAGCCGCTTCCGCTTTGGCCT